CGATAGAAGAAAACTTGAAAGCCGTCCTGGCTAACATGCCAGACCAGAACGACAGTCCACAGGACGCAGCCAAGAAGTACACCATCCTGGGAAAGTGCTTCCGGGCAATCCGGAACTACACGAAGGAAGCCCTCAAGGCCACGCAAACTGGCCAGGACTCGGCGGCCTTCCTCCTATTGGAAAGCAAGAAGCACAAGCCACTGAGTGAGTTCGCCGACGCGAAGCTGGAGATCTCCATTGATGGAGGGTCGAAAGTCGAAACCACATTGGGGAACTTTGAGCGGGCGGCTGTGGCAGTGCAAGCCGATCCCAGTATAGTAGATCGTGCTCTGGTGGGTGACAACTGATGGCCCGCGTCCTGAGAAAACAAGAAGTGGACGACGCCGTCAAGCGGCTATGTGAGATCATGAACCGTGAGTGGCGAGACGAAGGCGAGATCGTCCTGGAGACAGAAGAGGAGCAAGCCGTCAGGGAGTCGGTGCAGAGGGCAAGCGCATGAAGCCCTCCCCCATCCTCGTTTCCCTAGACAATAACGAGGCCATGCGCCCCAGGGCGGCGAAGATCGAGCAGGCCGTCGAGGCCGATGATCGCTTCTTACCGGGCCTCCCCCGTGAGCTGCCGTTCGACATGCGGTTTACCATCCGACATGAAGATCCTATTCGGGATACAGGCCTATGCAACATATCCGAAGAGCATTTCCATGTCGAACTCAAAGACTTCTCCGAGGACTCTGGCAGCGACTACCTCAGCTCGATCCTGAGTGGCCACCTATACGAGCAGATATTGGCCGCTAGGGAGCGCCAGGAGCCCGTAGCCGTGGTTATCCTGGGAGATGACAATGATGTAGGGGCAGCCATCCGAAAGGCCGCCAGCCACGACCAGGGAGGCCACAGAATCGATCCGAACAAGCTGATGGAGTACTATCGGATGGTCGAGGGTTTTGAGGCGAATTGCATAGGCCTGAGAGTCCCTGTCTGGAGACTCAAGACAGATCCCTATAAGCGAATGCTTCTCAGGGTCCGAAAGATCCTGGAAGGCGGCGACCTGACGGGCTTTGCTCCGGCTCCTGCGGAAGGCGAGAGGCAAGCAGTAGGCCTCAGTATCCTGGCCGGAAGGGGCATTGGGCCGACTAAGGCAGGGGCGATTCTGGAGAAATTCATGATCTGCCTGTTGCCGAAAAGAGATGATAATTTTCTGGTAGATTGCGCTGGCATCGGTGAGAAGCTTGCCATGCAGCTATTCCACTCCAAGACAATATCTGTGGATTGCTGCCACGTCTGCAGGCCTCCGAAGCCGAAGAAGAGTCGGGCGAAGGCTGCTAGGCCGGTGGAGGTGTTGGAATGATCTCTATGGATGATATTTTTTCAGCATATGCGAATTTGATCGAATACGAAAGGAAATTGTATGAGGTTACTGAGAACGAAATTCAGGCCTTAATTTTGTTCGAATCAGTCAAATTTCTCGTATCGCAAAAGAGCCCTGGAAGAAGTCCAAAATCCGATCCAGAGTATCAACTTCGTGAAGCCGAGTTGAATAGGGCACAAGCTGAGAAAAGGTTAGCCGTGCACTTGCACCGCGTTGCGAAGTTGGAAGTTCAGAAATATAGCGATATCGTGAGACTGTTGGAAGCAGATGAAAGCGGCATCGATGAGGTAGATTCCCATCCTTACGATCAGGCCGATTTAGTAGCCCGAAATTTTCGATCTAGACAAAAGGGCGAGGCGGTCCGATGATCGCTGCCCGAATGCTCACAGTTGAGGAGGTGCTAGGATGAGACAAGTGTTATCCGACCTGGAAAGGAGATACCTAACCTCACCAGAAACGCTATCTATAACGCAAAGGAAAAATCTTAGATTTCGGGTCAAGCTTCTAGTCGCGGATATCGGATGCATTGAACGCGATTTACAACTATTGAAAAAATTCAGGGACGCTGCCATTAATGGCAGGCGACGCAAAATTGCCGATGAGATCGCACGATTAAATTCAGAGTTGACTAAGTTGGATGCGGAGGTGTTGGGATGAAGCCTGCTTGTCTGATAGTCGTTTTCGATATGCGGGGGAGCAATCTGATTGAGGCAGAACAGGCGGCCCGCTGCATGTTCCAGAGAGCGAAAGACGCCGATCTTCCGATAGACACTCTTGAACTGTGCTATGCAGATGAGGATGAGGTGCCAGCATGATCTCTGACGATGGTAAGTGCTGTCTAAATCCAGATTGTGATTATTACGTGCAGCATGGCATTGTACCGTTGAACGAATTGAAACGAATTGAAGGGTTACAATGTGCGAATTGCGGGACACCATGTGCTACTTGTCAGAGGAGGTGCTAGGGTGAGTTGCAGGCATCAAGATCCAATGGGCGATTGTAGGATTTGCGGAGGAGAGGGATGTCTAGCAGAAAAGCTCGGGGGATGTCAAGAAGGCTGTGATGTTTACGAGCCATACATCGGAGAAGAGGTGGACGAATGAAGCCTGAAACTTTGCGGAGGGCCATTTCGGAAGCCAGACGCTTCATAGAGTTGGCTGAGGCCGTACCGATCACGAGCTATCCAGCCGAATATCAGGTTAGATCAATTGGCTATGATGTCATGGAAACGGGCAAAGCATCCGGGGCAGCGAAGCGAGCAAGCATGGACTTAACACGAGTACTTGCGGATCTGAGGCAGGGAAGATGAAGCCTGTAACCGCTGTAATCGAGCTGGATGTGTCTGCTTACGGCACCGTCCAGGCCGAGAAGCTACTAAGGATCTTCGATGAGTTCTTCCGAAAGTGTACCACATTCAAGGGCGACATGAGGGGATATCTGGTGTACGAGGACGAAGAGGTGCCGGAATGACTCTCATCTCCTGCCGCTGGATGCGGCTCGATACCAACGCCGCATCCGTGCTCTGCACTTACGATGATGAGCGGGGATGCGGAGAATGTGTTGAGAAGTGGAAAAACGATGCCTGCCCATGCGCCGATGAGGTGATCGATTGAGTCAGGCCACAGTTCTCACATGGCTCAAGGCTCATCCAGGCTGGCACGACACGGCAGCAATATCGGATGCGGTGGGCCTTGCATACAAAAACGCACAACGGGCGTTGGCCTTGTGCGCCTCCTGGCACGAAGTTGAGTCCAGGACGATTGGGCCTAGAAAGCAGTGGAGGGCGGAATGAGAGGCGACGGACCAAAGAAGTTCATGGCCCGGATGGTCGGGAATGGCCTGAAGCCCGCCTGGCTCCTGTCCCTCCGCACCAAGCCCCGGCCAGCGAGTGACTGTGGCATCAAAGGCGGGAAACTCAGTGGTGCTATGAAGGAATTGAAACAGTGGGGGATAATCAAGTCAGTCGGACGGGCGAGCGATGGAGCCGCCATTTGGGGTCCGGGCCAGACGTACGGATTGGCTGCAGAGATTGCATCAGAGATCAAGCAGCGTGTGGAGGTATAAGCATGAAGGACATCCTGAAACCAAAGGGCCGATTGGCCCACAGCCCTGAGAATCGGGTAGGCCAAGCCTGGAAGTCAGGCAGCGTGCAGGTGATCGGAGAGGACATCTTTGGAAATACAAGGATGTTCGGCCTACCGGCGGGGCACTTCCAATGCAAGTACTGTCTGCATGTGCAGAAAATAGTGAGGGTGGACAAAAGAGGCTTCGCCGCATGTGAAAGCTGCGGCACAATTTATAATGATGGAAATCCGGCGGGTGAAAAAATGAGTAACCGGGAACGGAAGAGACAGTTAGAAAAACTTAAATACGATAGCAGGCATATAACAGGGTAGCGCGGGCGAATCTGCGCTATATGCCTATTCTATCGAGTTATTATGAATCGCATTATTGACATTGATCTCTGGGCCCCAGGAGCGGCCCGAACGCTACCGGCCATCACAGTCACTCCGGCAGGCCTCCACTTCGAAGGAAGCCAAGCCGAGTTTGATCGGCTTTGCCTGGTGCTTGGTGGGTGGCTCAAGCCATAATAATGTCGAAATATATTAGAGATAGAGATCGCCGCACCCGCTGAGTTTCGGGGCGGCGTTTGCGATGATACCCTATATACCGGCTGCGCGCTCTGAAGTACGACCGCGGGGTGAGAGTACACGGGATAAGCGCAGCCTGATAATCATCCATGTGGATGCGTCAGCACAATTGGGGCCGGTAGCCATCCCGGTCCCTTCCTCCAAATTAAACAAATTGAACTATATAAAAGGACGTTATCATGTCAGTCGGCGAAGCGTTTCGGAACAAGGCAAAAGGATGGGCGGATGAAATACCCGTCTATTGTGCTCATTCTGATATTATAGATATTATAGAAGTTATACCCAACCCCCGGAATCCCAATGTCCACAAAGATGCCCAAATAGACTTATTGGCGCGCATTATCAAGGCGCAGGGTTGGCGTAATCCCATAGTCATCAGCAAGCTATCTGGGTTCATCACCAAGGGACATGGGCGGCTCCTGGCGGCTCAGAAGTTGGGTGCCAAACACGTTCCGGTCGATTACCAGGACTATGAAAGTCCTGCTATGGAATGGGCTGACGTCTTGGCCGATAATAAAATAGCGGAGTTAGCAAATCCGGATAAAAATCTAGTAAAGGAAATATTAGATGAGGTCAGGGGTCTTATTGACATGGATCTTACTGGTTATGCCGGTGTCCAAGTCGATAAACTTCTTCAGGATATCGCCAGACATAACAACAAATTCCAGCCAGGGAAATCATTCGATAGCCGGAATATAGATTTTGTCGAAGATGAAAAGGAAGCGTTGGCCGTTCCGGAAGCAGATAAACATTATTTCGAAGGCAAGAAGAACGTAGCGGTGGTATTTTCGGGCGGGATCGACAGCACATTTTCGCTCTATTGGGCCAAAGTAAATTTCAAAGATCTTAAAATAGTTGGTATATTTTCCGATCCTGGGGTGGAGTTGCCCGGTGCTGCTCTACATGCTTACCAGGTCTGCATGCATCTGGGTGTAGAATTCGCACTGGTAAAGCCCAAATCTGACATGTTCATAGAATGCGTCAAGAAAGGCTATTGGCCGTCCACGATTTATCCTTGGTGTCAGGTTGATTTTGTTTATAAGCCCATAAACGAGTGGATCAAAGGCAATCTGGCCCCCGAAGATACCGTGGTGATGTATGGCTCCAAGGGTGATCAGGCAACACGCCTGACCAAGAAGACCAAAACACATTGCTTCAGCAAGGACATGCAGCCCTATACTTATTACCATCCGGGGTTTGACATAGCCAGGGATACTACATTATCCATCCTGAAGAAAGCAGGGGTCCCTCTGTGGTGGGGGTATGAGAAGGGATTTGCTCGTACCGCCTGTTGGATGTGCCCTGGTATGAAAGGGGAACAGGCATTGGCAGTCAAAGAAAACTTCCCTGGATTAGCTAAATTTATCGAGGTGATGGAGAAGCACCTGGGGACTAAATTAGACCCGCTTCGCGATAAATGTTTTTGCGATCTGGTGGAAGTAGGGAAAAGGCAAGTGGCCCGGAAAGCAAAGGGAGAAGCGCCGGAAGAAGAGATAATCCAAGAAGCCCATACAGACTTCTTAGACGCCGTGAACGGTGATACCCCGAGCGCGGAGGGCGCGAGCGGCAACTCCTGATGCTGGATCGCAGGCGGGGCTCTGCTTCAGCATATAGGCAGATTTAGCACATGTGACTTCTGCCATCCAGCAGGCCCATTCTGCGCCCTGCTGGTAAGCTTCTGTCAAGTCGTGGCCGTTCCAGACGGTCTCCCCCGTTTTTCGATTCACGACAGATGGCTTATCGCCATCCCACGTCACCGCACACGGGCAACGGGGAACTGGTAGCCCTCCCAACTGTTCCGGGCAGATGGGGATAATTTCGTATTTCTCTCGAAGTCTCTTTATCAGGGCCTCGCGGTACAAGCGATGGCCCATTTTGTGGGTTTTCCCGTGGTATCGACACGGGACACCACACAGGCAGAGAGAAACCAGGGCGGACGGTTTCAGGCGAATGCCTCCCTTCCCATCGCTTTCACGGCCTGCTCAATGGGCATGGCCATGAATTTCTCTGCCTTCTCAGCAGATATCGGAAAGTATGCTCGGATCGCTCCCATCTGGTTCACCTGGGTCTCGATCAGATACGTTCCTGCCTTCGGGACTCGCCAGAAGTCTCGGCAGTCTTCCGGCATTCTAAGAGGTTTTTCTCCCTCTTCCGCCCGTACGAGATTGGTCCAATGGCTCAACATTCCTATTTCGGAGCTGTTAATCAGAGTTTTCATCACATTTCACCTGATCCATACTTATCCGGGCATCAAATCAACTTTTCGCCTAGTTGATAAAAGGTCGAATTATGGAACAATATGACTTATTATCTTCTTATAAATTAGCTTAATGATGTGCGCGCAATGGCAAAGAAATCACGTGAAAAATTCGACGAATTCCTAAAATCAACATTCTTAGATCTGGTTCGGCAGGGCATAGGCAGATCAAACGCCTGTGTGAAGGTGGGCATAACCAGGGCCACGCTTTCGGCGCATATCAAAAGATACCCCAAATTCTCAGAAGAGTTGCACCTGGCAGAAATGGACGCCAACGAGCTGGTAGAGATGGCGCTATTTCGAACGGCCATAGGCGGCAACGTCACTGCCCAGCAGGTTTGGCTTTATAACCGTGCTTCAGAAAGATGGCAGGATAAGCGAAATGTGACGGTGGGCGGAGATAAGAATAATCCCGTACAAGTTGAATGGGTGGATACAAGGCATGCCATTCTGGAGGCATTAGACGATGATCCAGATGCAAAATCGCGAGTCGTCGAGGCGTTGGACAAACGAAGAAGATCTTCTGTATGCCCTGGACCCGGTGATCTGGGCTCGTGAGGTTCTTGGCTATCGCCCAGACCCGTGGCAAGAAAAGCTCCTTCGGAGTCGATCAAGAAAGATCATCCTCAATTGCTCACGCCAGAGCGGCAAGAGCACAACTTGCGCCGCTCTGGGCCTGCATGAATCTATCTATCGCTGGCCTTCCTTCGGTCTCGTGATAGCTCCCACCCAAGACCAAAGCTCGGAACTGATGCTTAAGTTTGATGAGTTCCGGGGGGCGGTTGAGCTGCCCTCCGACTACCTGAGCACGGACACAAAGCTTGCGGTCAAGTTTGCCAATGGCAACAGGTTTGTAGCCAGGCCCGGTAGCGAGAAAAGCGCCCGATCCTTTTCGGCGGTGACACTGCTTCTGGAAGATGAGGCCGCCCGTGTCTCTGATGAACTGCATAGCAGCATCAGGCCCATGTTGGCCGTGTCCAATGGCCGTCACATTCTCATGAGCACGCCTTTTGGCAAGAACAATCACTTTCATAAGATCTGGAGTGAGCAGAGGGACATTTGGGAATGGTACGAAATACCCGCAGAAATGTGCCCGCGCATAACGAAAGAGTTCTTGGAAGAAGAACGTCGGACCAATATGTGGTTTGAACAAGAATACCATTGTGTGTTCTTGGATTCCGAAGGCTCGATTTTCTCCTCGGACTTATTCAAGAGCCTGATTAGTGACGATATAGAACCTCTGAGGCTGCAATGAGTGATAGTAGGTACCTTTTAGGATGTGATCTGGCGAAAGCGATGGATTACACCAGTTTCGCAATTATAAAAATGGACTTTTCGCCCGAAATCAAGGATTATAAGTACAAATTGGTGGCTCTCGATCGCATCAAGGGTGTAGAATATCCCAAGATCACCGAGCTGGTAGTATCCACAGTTAAGATGCTGATCGAGAAAGGTAAGGGCAATACCACAGACGGACCACATCTTTGCTTAGATGCAAGCGGCCTGGGTGCGCCGATCAGAGACTACTTGAAGCAGTACATGGTCTTTGGTGGTGGTATTCATGGCCGGAAGATCTTTCCCGTGGTGTTTACCGGCGGGCAGGCGGCCCGACGCGATCCAATCACTCAAAATTACAACGTCTCAAAACCTCTCCTTGTCGGAAATTATCAAGGCCTGATGCAATCTCGGCGGATTGAGTATGCGCGAGGTCTGGATGCGCTCCCTCTATTAGAAAAGGAGATTGACAGCTTCAAGTATCACCTATCTGCATCAGGGCACGCAAGTTTCGATGCTGAGCCGGGCGCTCATGACGACCTCATTTGTGCTATCTGCATCCCGCTGATTATTGGGGAATGGCAATACAGGCGAAGAGCGCCACCAAAGCGGTGATTCCAACGATCTGCATCCTCTGTGGCATCGACGCCAGCACCCAACGCCAGCGGCCCGTTCCCATCGCCCGCATCGAGTTCCGGCCCTTCATTGGCGGCGAAGAGCCCGGCCAGGATAATGTGATTGGTGCGGTCTGCTGTCAAGACTGCTATGCAAAGGTGCTGGGGAATAGGGCAAAGGCGATTGGGCAGTATGGGCGAATCAAAGAAACGGAAAAGAAATAAATAGCGCGTGTCTGGAATAACCAGACGATGTGACTAAATCGGTTTGGTTGATACCACTTCAGCGGAGATCTTTAAGAGCTTCCAATCAGAAGTGTTTTTGTAAAGTATGCCCAAACTGAACCCATCAACGCCTTTCGCTTGCTTCTCTACCAAAGATTTTTGGGTGTTGACTGTGACATCTACTAGCCATTTCTCACCATCGCGTTCTGCGAAATAGTCCCAATACGGGGCGACATTGCATATCTTATTTAGATTGAGAATATGCGAAAACCCCATCGATTCCAATATGGATTCAGCTTCGTCTTCTGCCTGCTGCCATTCTTCGGATACCCAGTTTTGCTCAAGTTCGATATCCCTTAGATGATTGATACAAGCCCATTTGGATACTTTGAACGCCGCTTGGATCTCTGAATACGGCGCGCCGGACTTGCGCATCTCAACCATTTTGTCATGCGTTTCTTTAGTAATGCGAACCATACAAACACACCGTACCTAGTACGGTTCGGTAAGGTTAAATAGTTGTCGGTTATCTCATAATAATATTTACTAATATTTTTTAGGTGATTATTATTCTTACGGATTTATCATTCATTCAACCCGGCCAGCCCTGGCCACCATCAGACGCCGATGAAAAAGCCCGGTTGGATGAACACAAATCGAATAGGCAACTGTATAATGATTTACATGTCGATGTCTTCCCGAAATACGCCGCCTACCTTCGGGACAAAAACGATGACGATAAAAAGACGCCGATTTTGTTGGGCTGGCCGGAGAAAGCCACATCCAACTATGTCAATCTCTGTCTCGGAGAGGAGCCGGATGTCGAAGTTGACGGCATGGATGTCGTGGATGAGCGGCCCGATGAGGAAGTGCTGATCGATGCCAGCCGCTACGGGATAGGCCTCTATGAAGTCACAGGCGATGGCATAGTGGCGCAGAACCCCGAAAACTGCTACATGGTGGTCCGGCCCGGCTACATTCGGCAGATAGACTATTATGTTTTCTTCCATGAGTTTCTTGTGGGCGATCACAAGCACGTCAAATTCACAGTGCATGGCAAGGGCTTCATCCAGCACCTCATCTATGCGATCAAGGATGATAAGCTGGATCAGCAGGTGCCGCTGGAAGACAAGGGCGCTGGAGTCTGGTCCTATCCGACGTTCCCAGCCTTCTCCGGCCTCGTGCTCGATGTTGAGGGCAAGCAGAGTACTGGCGTTGATGACATCCTCATAGTGAGGCTGGACAACAAGCTTAGCAGCGAGCGCAGCTATGGCAGGAGTGACTATACACCTTCTGCGAAATCCCTGATTGAAGTCCTGTGCCGGGCGTTCTCGGACAGATTCGAATTGCTTCGCAAGTTCTCCCGGCCCGTGTTCGCTGGCCCAGAGTCCGCTTTCAATCATTTCAATTTCGCAAAAGACCGATGGGAGCTGAGGCTGGATGAGCCCCTGATGCTTGAGCCCGGCAGCGCCGAGCCGAAGTTCATCAGCCCGAATGTGGCCGGCCTGGCCTACGTGGAGCGAGAGATCGAGGACTACATGACTCAGCTCCTCCAGATGCTCGATTTGGTGAAGCAGGAAGAGCTAGGCAAGGCCGAGAGCGGCACGGCGCTGGCCTTCCGGCTGCTGCCAACCCGCTCCCGGGTCCGCAAGTTCTCCACCAGCCTAAAGAAAGCCATCCCGAAAGTGCTCTCCCTCCAGAGCAAGCTATCGGTGGCATTGCAGGTTCCGGGAGCCGTCGCCTTTGAACCATCTGCCGTTGCTGTGAAGATGCAAGACGGCATTCCTTCCGATCCCAAAGAGACGAACCAATGGGTGTCCCTGGCCTACACTGCCGGTTACATGAGCTTAGAAGCGGCTGTCGCCAGGGGGCAAGATCTGGAGCCGGGCAGTGATGCGTTGCAAGCGGAAGTCGAGCGGATTAGGGTAGAGCGGGCAATGAACCCGGTGATGCCGTCCGGTGGCTTGCAAACCCAAAAACAAGAAGAAACCTAAACCAAAATAATATTTTTCGATAATAATAACAATAACGGCCAACCGGAGCCTATCCGGGGAGTGTATTTTCATGGCAGGACAAAACCTTACACCAGACCAAATAGCCGCAGCAGCGGCGGTACAACAGGGCGCAGCTAGTCAACAGCAGGCAGCGCAGAATCTACCGGCAGCCGCTCAACAACAGGCAGCTCCGGGGAATCCAGCACAGCCACCGGCGCAAAATCCACCGGCAGCGGAGTTCATTCTCACACAAGATCAGTTTAACCAGCGATGGGGCGAGAAAATGGCCGCTCTGGAGAAAGAGATCGGCCTGCCCATCAAGGACGTGAAGGCTGCTCTGGAGAAGACCAAGAAGCCGCCAGCTCCCACCGGAGAGCCTCTTTCCGGGGCAGATCTCAAGATCGCCAAGATGGAAGCGCTCATGACTGAGGGCGTGCCGTCTAAGCAGATTCCGCTTCTTCTTCAGCACCTCAATATCGCGGGCAAGACTCGCGAGGAAATTCAAGCAAGTGTCAGGCAGCTCATAGAGCTGAAACTCCTGACTATCGAGACTCAACAGCTACCGGCTCAGCAGCCGGGGAACAACCTGCAGCCGCCAGCGCAGGCTCCACCAGCCGCGGCAGCACAGGGGGCAGGACAGCCGGGCGTACCTGCGGCGCCGGGTAAGAAAATCTGGAAAACATCTGAAATCGCCAAGATGACTTCCGCCGATCACATCAAAAACAAAGATGAGATCCTGCAGGCGATGCAAGAAGGCAGGCTCATAGAGGGTTAACTATGGTATCATTCTTAGTTCCTGAATTCTGGGCGTCCGTAGTGCTCGATTTCGCAAGAAAAGCACTCGTTTACGCCCAGCCTGGTATCGTTAATCGAAATTGGGAAGGCACCATCAGCCAGAGAGGAGATAAAGTCCACATCATCGGTCTTGGTGATGTTGACATCATCGATTACGTCGATGGTGTTGACATGGCAGATGCCGCGGTGCCTGATGACGCTGAGACCCTGCTGGAAATCACCCAGGACAAGGCGTTCAGATTCTTGGTGACTGACAAGCAGAGCAAGCAGGCAATGACCAGCTTCCTCACTCCTGTCATGCAAAAAGCAGGCTATCGGATGAAGGACAAGATGGACCAGTTTGTTGCATCTTTGTACACTGATGCCAGTGCCAACAACCTTGTGGGCTCTGACGCCAGCCCCAAGACGCCTAATGCCACGGCAGGTGATGCAAACAATGTCTTCAACCTAATTGCCGACTGCGGCAGAAAGCTCTCGGATTCGCTCGTCCCAACGGATGGCCGCTGGATGATTATCCCTCCGGTCATGGAAGCCTTGGTGGTCAAGGAAATGCACGTATCCGGATCATCCGCACCGGGCATTGGTGAATCCACCGCCCTCACTGGTAGGATCGGCAAATTAGCAGGATTCGATCTCTACGTATCCCCCAATGTGCCGAATACTGCCGGAACCAAGTACAAGATCATGTTTGGAACTTCTGAGGCTATAACATTTGCAGAACAAATCGGCATGGTCGAGTCCATCAGACACCCCAAACAGTTCGCCAACATTATCAGGGGCCATAATCTGTACGGTGCGAAAGTCGTTCAGCCCGATTATCTCGGCGTTGCAACATTCAACTTCTCTTAGAGGTGATTGAGATGAAGAAGATACTTTACCCCCTTTTAGCCCTGGCTCTATTGGTCGGCATGGCATCGAGCGTGACCTACACCGAAGTCAGCGCTGTAACGAGCCTGGACAGCGAAAATGATTTCTCCCGCGCGCCGGGATCCTGGAGCACACTACTCGGCAACGGCTCAATCAATTACTATGACTGGCCTGATGGCTACGACCTGTTCGTAGGCTTCAACTTCACCAGCTCGTACAACACGACCATGGATTACTTCGATATCATGGCAGGCGATAATCCTCCAGCTTTCCGGGCATCCATTGGCAACTATTCGTTCGATGCTCCCACCCCTGCCGGAGTCTACATGTTTGGCCCTCTGGAGTCTGCCAGGTTCAAGAACAGCACCGGATACCTGCAGATCTCCAGCGGCTACATGGTTGGGAATGTATCGGTACTGAAGGTGAAGAGCTGATGCAAGCAGCCACTAAAGCACCAGTCCAGGAGTTCATCATCAAAAACAAGTCTACCGGCGTGTCCTGGACGGTGCTGTCTGACTCGGAAGCATATCGACGATGCAAAGCCGCGCCGAGCGAGTATGAGATCTCGCCGGTGCCCGTCGTTGCCGCAAAACCAGAACCAAAGAAGCCGGAGAAATCCGGCTAAATAATCTTTTTTGATAATAATCGAGGAATAATGTCTGATACTGCCTTCTCTAATTCATACATTGAATCAGATGCCGAGTTGGAATCCCTCATCGGCGGCGACAAGCGCACCTCAGCCATCGCCCTGAAGGCCGCAACCGCCGCCGATCAGGAAGCCTACTGTCAGGAGGCCACCCGCCACATAGACGACTTGCCTTTCCGTGGCCGCCGCTACGAAGTTGCTTACATCGAAAACGGGGCGCAGAAGGACATAGACGAGGACGGCCTAGCACAGGTCCTGGAGTTTCCGCGAGTGATCGATGGCGTCACGAAGGACTGGGACTACGGCACAGATCTGCCCCTTGTGCCGGCAGCAGTAAAACGAGCCTGCATGGAAGAGGCGATCGCCGTATATGATATTCGGAATTCTGCGGACAAGCGAACTAGGCTCGATCTCCAGCGACAAGGTGTGACCGCTGCCAATTACTCTGGCACTTCGGAGCAGTTCGTGACCAATCCATCAGGCGGTGTCTCTGGGGCAGGAGATCGCTATCATGGTCTGCTGTCATATGAAGCCTATCGGCTGCTACGGAAATACGTGGGCGCATGTCTGCGATGATCCCACCAGCTCAGGCCGTGGGCGACAAGTATGCCATCCAGATCTCAGACGCCTTCCTTGCCTGGCGGGACGCCTACGAGGCCGGAGAGGCCACCGGGACCGTCCACATAGAGCCATTCGATCCCACGCCCTATATCAGGGCAGCCTATGAGGCTGCTGGGGTGGCCGGGGCCGAGGCGATCACGGAGCTGGTAGGCGGTCCGAGGACAGGCTTTTCGTTCGATCTACGAAGCCCGGAAGCAGAGGCTTGGTGCCGGGCGTATGGCGCGGCCGAAGTAAAATATATCGATGCTTCTACCAGGGCAACGATTCGCCAAATTACTCTTCGTGGTCTGCAAGAGGGGATCACTCCGCAAGAACAGGCTCAGATGATCCGGAAATTTATAGGCCTGACCCCCCAACAGACTCAAGCAGTTTTCAATTATCAGGCAGCACTTGGAGATATTGACCCAACCATTGCAAAACGATTGGTCGATAAATACCGGGAAAAACTCATTCGGTTTCGCTCAACCACAATAGGGTTAACCGAGTCCCATTTTGCCAGTAATAATGGAAATAGAGAAAGTACCCGGCAGGCTGTGAAACGTGGTATCCTCGATCCTGACGAATATGAAATGGAATTGTTTAACCACGCGGATAGGCGGATTTGTCCAATATGTAATGCACTTAGGGGGTCGAGATGTCCATTGCCGGGCGGCATTTACGGCGGGAGATCTGGCCCCCCATTTCATCCGAGATGCAGGGATACGGAAATCGTTGTACGAAAATGACCTACATAACAATCAATAGAAGACTCATGATGAAGCCTCACCTTAAGCGACTCCTCAAGGCGGCGATTGGCAAGAATATTGTCATGCTGCATAACGGAGAGATCCTGGTGGATGGTCAACTCCTCGCATTTGACTCTGAATATGCGTATGTAATGTGTCCAAATGGCACGGGGGCCTTCATGATCGAGGCTTACGAGGCGATAGTGGTTCAAGTTGAGCAGAAGGTGGAACTTTGCCCCTCACACCCATGAATCAGGACGCAACCTGGCGAAAAAACAATGGTGGCTACCCCGTCACCTACACAGACACCGCCATCAAGTGCCGCTATGTGCCGAAGCAAAAGACGATCCTGAAGAAAGATGGCACTCTAACGCTTTCCAATGCCATAGTGCGATGCGCCGAGGCCATAGCCGCAAATGACCGGATTGTCTACCTCGGCAAAGATTCTCTGGTGCAGAACGTGAATCCCATTATCGGCATCGGCGGAGAAATCATCGAGTATGAGGCGATTCTATAGCGAAAGTCAACTGGCATGGCGATGAAGTGGCCAAGAAGATCAGTGATGCCCTTCTCGATGGTGCCGAGGAATGGCTCACTGTCAACGTCAAGACCAACTCCGTGGGCCGCACGCCCTGGCGTGAGGGCATCCTGGCCGGATCGCACACCGTGCAGAGAAGCGATAGGGAAGTGGTCCTGGGCGTGGGCGGGCCCGCAGCGCCGTACGCAAAACGGCAGCATGAGGACGCTTCACTTCATCATGAAATTGGAGAAGATCATTACCTAGAAAAAGCAGCCAATGAGGAAATCGGCGCACTTCCTGGCATCCTGCAGAAGCGTGTGAAGTCTGTTCTATAATCTCTTTTTGAATAATAATGGCAAAAATTGATCCCTGTGAAATATGGTGGCTGATCTGAATGGTGAGACTCAAATGCGCTGGCTGCGGGGAGATTACAACTCTCCCTGCCATGCCCAAGAAATTCTTGTGCCGGAGCTGCGGAGCGCCTAATACGCCGGTGCCTGCTGATTTTGGCACCTCTGATCAGGCGTGCGGGTGCATCCTGCCTACAAATTTCGAGTTCAGGCTGCCTGCCGGGGTGATCGGCGAGGGCGAGAATCTGATGTATATCACGCCCGACAACAGCGAGACCCTGACACGGGTAGAATGGATCGAGGTCTATGGCTATGATCCCAAAGCCAAGCTGGAAGAGATGAGGCGCAGGGGCAAGGAAGGTGTGCCGGGGACAGTGAATCTCTCGACGCTGGGAAAGGGGCGGGCGAAATGAGCGACGGTAATCAAGCAGCCAAAGGCTTTCTTGGCTGGATTATGATCGGCCTCATTGTCGGTGCCCTGGCTGCCCTGGTGAGCCTTTCTTTCGCCCTCCCTTCCGATCTCATCCGGACAGCTCCCTTGCCCGGCCCTATCGCTCTCAGCGGCACCGTGGCCGATTCGGCCAAGGCCATCGACGCCACTAACCCCGAGCTGACAAGGGGCGATCGCTGGAAGACGCCAGGGATCGGATATCTCGATTCTGAGAATGTGGTGGCAGATCAGGATGCAGAGGCCCTGGTGGGGGTACCGGAGAAGCTGCTGAATTTCAGTGAGTCCAAGCCTATCGACCTGAATGCGACAAGTGTGGGCGGGCTCGGGAATCTAGCAAACATGACAATCATCAACGATACAATGGTGTGGCACTGATGAAGAAAATCAAGTTCGTGAAGGACTACAGCGTGCTCCTGGTATCCCAGGAGACCAAGATCTATCACAAGGATCAGATCGTGAACTGCCGGAATGAAGAGAAGGCCCAACAGATGATTGACCAGGGTTATGCCGTGGAGGTGGAGTAGATGGCCGAATTCGCTATTGATGCCACCGCGATCTCATCCATCATCGCTCTGATCGTCTCTCTGGGTGGGGCCGGAGTCCTGGCCATGCGGGGAAAAGCCGTTACTGCTGTTACCCGGATCGTCAAGATCCTCAACGGTGTCTCAGAGCTTTTGGTGGCAATCACATCTGCCCAGGCTGACGATAAAGTTACAGACGAGGAGCTGGCAACCATCAAGCAGAAAGCCACGCTTCTGCAGGCCGAGATACGGGGCCTGAAGGTCGATCTAGGGTTATAGGGAGCTGGCCATGCCAGACCTCCCTGCAGACGCTCCCAAAACAGACAGGGAGCTACTTCTCCAGATACATTACGACATCGGGCGGATGAAAAACGACATTGGAAGCAAATGCAAAACGATCGATCGTCATGAAGAGGATATTAGTCGGCTGAAGATGCATGATTATGCAGAAATGGTCCTCATCGGAGCGGGCGTAGTCCTCATGGGCTGGGCGATAGCAGCGGGATTCGTGAGAGCATGACGCTCCTCTCCGACATCGCCGCCGCCCTCATAGCAGGCGGATTCGCTACAGCCCTGGGCACGGATCTGTTCCCATGGCGCTTCCCTCCGGCACCGCTTTCTTGCATCGTCATTATTCCCATGAGCGGCAGGACGCCTCGGGAAGTCATGGGAGCTGATGGGGTGGACTTTCCGGGGGTGCAAATCCAGGTGCGGAGCACTATCGAGTTGGACGCATACAATGATGCCGAGGCTATCCGGCTGGCTCTGAATGGCAGCACGGTAGGGGCATACTCAGTCTTCACCACCAGGAGTTGCCCGTCTGATGTCACAAGCCCCGAAGATCTGGCCGCCACGGATGGCGCTTGCTATCGCTTTTCAATTGATTTTGAAACTACTCTAGTGAGGTAATCCCATGTCCAAACTTTGTGGCAAGCTCTACACCACCCCACTCATGCAGAACGACGCCGTTCCCTTTGATACTCAATGGGACTACGAGGACCTGCTGGACTGGCAGAACTCTGAAGAGCTGCCGGTCGGCAATGTCACCATTGAGAGGGGCGTCAATATCGTGGAAACTACTGAGTTGGGCAACCGGGCAGAGACATATTCGTGGACACAGTACAACGGCTCGATATCCTTCGACGGCCTGTGGGACCCTGCCAAGCACGCTCACACGATGCTGGTCTCTCGGATCAGGGCAGGTGAGGCAGTAGAGGTGACGTTCCTATTGTTCAATCCCAGGGGCACGGGTGCCGTCATGGGTATTTGGGGCACGTTCACGCAGGACAAGTTCACCCGGAAGGCCGGGAAAAAGGAGATGCTAGGCTTCTCCGCGAGCGGAAAATTTATGGGCTACGAGACGATGTTGGTCCGTGGCAAAGACTGATTATTATTTTCTTATCACGATCACGGCCATTTGCGGGCCTTGATAGCAAATCGATTTGTTAAAGGAGTTGATTGATACGGCAAAATTAAAGGGCATATCGTGTAAATTATATGATGGAGCAGATGTTATTCCTACAGAGAACTGGACGCTCGATGAGTCGATGACTTTGGTAGATACTTCAGAACAGGGCGACAGCGGTGAAGAATGGACCGCGACGCTAACCAGTGGCTCCGTGTCCTTCGACGGCTTCTATGATCCTGCCGTCGCATCACTGGCCGCACTCGCTACCAAGCTCCGGGCAGGCACGGCCATCAGCTTCACGGGCATCTTCTCCGGCACCAAGGGCTCTGGCTCCGCTATCGGCGTCACAGGCACGTTCACGCTTGAGAAGCTGACCCGCAAGACCGGCAAGAAAGATATGGTCACATTCTCCGCCTCCGGCAAGATCTCTGGCGCTGTCACTGATGCAACTAACCTCTGAGGAGGTCAGTCATGACTGACATATTTTTTGGAGGTGGCATGAATGTCTAAAAAGAGCGGCGTGATCTCATCCATCCACATGCAGACCTCGGCAGACAGCTCCGCCGCCACGGGCGTTGCCATGAGTAGAGTAGTGGCGGCGGGGGGAATTTGGTATCAAGTCGACTCTTCCACCAATTTCTATTGGGACCGGAACAAGGCGATTGTCGTCTATGATGGCGTAACCGAAATAACGCCGCTGGAGATCGACTATTGCGCTGGAGCAGTGCGCTTGTCTGCAGAAGCTGCCGGGGATGTAACCGCCGATGTCTACAAGTTCACCTGCATCCAAGTGGGCGGATTCAAGGGTCACAGCATCGATGAGGGCATGACCTTGGTGGAATGCGGTTGCTACGAGGACGACGGCGAGCAGTACGAGCCAACTGTCTACAATGCGTCCGGATCCGGGGAAGGGTTCTACGTTTCAGTAGACGCCAAGTACACCATGACAAAGGGCAGCAACAAGGATCTGGAGTTCACCTCTCTGATCCTGGGCGATGGCCCGGCGCATGACGGTGTTTCGGCCATATCGGTCGAGATCGCCGTGGCTGGAATGGGCACGGAGCTGTCTGTCGATGTCACTGACTATGATATCGTCATCAACAGCGCCACCGATGAGGCAGGGGCCGCCACAAGCACGGCGAGAGATATCAGGGATGCGCTTGAGGCGAGCGCGGCAGCAATGGCCCTCATCAAGGTCAAGCTCGCTTCCGGCTCCGATGGCTCGGGAATACCGGGCGTTCTTGCTCACACGCACCTGAGCGGCGGCGTAGATCCAGCGGCATTCGACACGCTGGGAGAAGATCTGGTGGCAGAGTTCTATTGGGACAGCGGCGCAAGCCTGATCCGGACCTCCGGGGTAATCATCCTGGAGAAAGTGTCACTGAAGACTGGGATCAAGGATCTTGTAGGCAAGACGATCAACTGGAAGGCACAGGGCTTCCTCTATAATCACAGTGGATAGGAGTTGATACAGTTGCCATGCACATGCCCGCACTGTGGGAAGGCCCACCGGACCCAGGAAGAGCTTGAGGGCCGCGCCGATGATACCCCTGAGCCCGAAATCTCAGGGGTTGAGGCGGCTCCCTCAATCGAGGAAGCTGAGCCCGTCATTCTGCCCGGCGTGGAAGAATCTGACGAAGAATCCTGAAGCCGCTTTTTAGGCTTCTCATCTGCCTTTATTTAGGCAGATTACTATTTATAAAAATATCTATATGAGGGAGATACAAACATGTCAATAAGCACACCATTCACAGTGAGAAATGAGGAATACCACCTTCGCTATACAAACAAGCAGATTCAGGATATCAGGACCAACGGCCCTAAGACGTTCTGGCCAGAGGGCAGCAA